AAGGTGGGATAACTAGCTTCTTAGGCTTGGCCGCGATCAAAAGACCACGCTCATCGGTGTAGCCAGCAATCTGAATGATAGCTGCTTCCAAAGAAGTTTCGTTAAGGTCGGCTGCAACCGCAGGACGGTTAGAGTTAACACCGCCGTTAACCAGTGGGTGAGCAGTAGAACAAAGTACTTGTCCGTCGCCATAAGTACTAGCAGCAGCAAAAGCGTTGTTAAGAATATCAGCGCCTTTAACTTGCTTAGTGTACGCCATTCCACGAGCTAGTGCTTTGGTGTAACGAGATGACAAAGAGTCATACAAGTTATCTTCAATCGCTTCTTCAGTGATTGAGAAACCCATTGCAACAGTTTCGTGAGTGTAGCGTGCAGTCCATGCTTCTTGAGCATTATCATACTCAATTGCAGAACCTTCTGATTTTGTTGGAGCTGAACCAAAACCAGATAGCTTAGTTTCTTCTTCAAAAGAACGATCAGAGGTTTCAGTCTCGAAAATCTCTTTATGCTCTTCGCCGTATTTCGCGTACTCTAGGCCAAACAATGCGTTTAGTCCGGGGAGTAGCTCTTTTAGTAATTGACTTCTTGAAATAGCCATCTAGTTATTCTCCTACGATGCCGGTACCAAACTGGTGGTACGGTAGGTTAAATTTAACCAAGACATCAGTCCTAGCGTCGCCAATGGTAGAACCAGTTTTAGTTACAAAACCGATTACTTTGAAAGCTCTAGATGCAGTCGCAGTAGTAGCGTCGAGTGCAATATTAGACTTACCAGTAGTAGTGTTTACAGAAGTTAAAGCATTCTGTGCGCCAGTCAAAGGAGCATTGTGACCAAGAGCAGTCTGAGCAATAGCAGCGTCAGCTTGTACTTGGAAAGTTACGCCCGGATCGACTATAACATAAGCAGTAGCGTTAGCAGTGCCTGAAGGGTAAAACTGAGCAAATATCAATTGACCTTCAGCATTGATGTATTCACAACCAACAAACACGCCTAGTGCGCCGATAGCGTTACCACCAAGGTTGTTATTAGTTGCGTCTGCGCCAGTGCCAGAAGCTAGTTGAACATAACCTGCATTGATCTCTACAAGAGAACCGTAGCCAATATTTTGAGCTACGCCAGCAGGAGTAATAAGAAAAGCGTCACGAGCACCCGTATAAGGGGTACCGTCAGCTTTACGTACGGGAACAAACCCGTAAGGAGCGGCTGTAGTTGCCATTTTATTTTACCTATAAAAAATTTAGTTTAAGTTCCCTTACCAAAGGTAACTTTCGATTTCCGCTCATTAAATAGCGGCATACGTGGATCATTTTCCCGCATTAGGCTGTTATCAACTGACTGCATTTGCGCTTTACTCTGGTCAGAGTAATAAGTATTGCGCTCTTGAGCTAGTTCTTCTGGAGCCTTGCATAGCATTAGTCCACCGATTATCAAGTTATCTTTGAACCTTTCGTTCTCGATAGTTACAAGAGTAATCTCTGGGTGGTCTGACGCTTTTACTGGCTCCCAGCCTTCGCGTATCTTTGAAGAAACATTGGTAGCATCAACAGTACCCTGTGTACTTACACGAATCCAACGAAATACGTAACCCGGCTCAGGATTAGGGGAAGGTAATAATTCCGGCTTAGTCCAAGCTGCTTTACGGGCCGTTTTTTCACGGGTGGTATTTTCACGGTTAATTCTGTTATCAGCCATTATATTTTCCTCATCTCTTCTTCAGCAACCTTTCGGGCGTATAGTTCAATAGGTACTCCAAGTTTTTTAGCAATAGCTACCTGTGTTTGCGTTAATCGCACCTTTTTGGGTGCTGTGCTCCGCGTTGCGGGGGCAACCACATTTGACTGTCGCTTACTTGTCTTAACCTCTGGTTCTTCAATTTCCCCAAATTCTTCGGGGAAGGTATTCCGCATACGAGCATCAATGCCCTCGTAGTATTCATCGCTAGTGGTGTCCACACCTTGCTTAACTAGCTTACTGTGTACACCCATAGCATAAGCTGTCATCTCGTCATCGGAACCGAACCAAGAATTTTCATTTGCCCATTCGGACGCTTTGGCATCTGGCGGAGTCGGAGCTTCTTGTGGTATTTGTACAGGAACTTTAGCTTCTTGTAAAGGCTCTGGCGCTATATTCTCTAACTTATCCGCCTTTATCTTAGCATTGGTTAACCTTTCTTGTGCATCTAGTAGCTTATCGGCATTACCATCTTCATACGCGCTTTTATACTCCCGTTTTGCAAGTAACATTTCTCCGGTAGCGCTTCTCTTAGCGTGTTCTAGCAAAGCTGCTTGGCTTTTACCAACACTGCCTTTTAATTGGTTATTCTCATCAACAAGAGCTTTAGCGTAGGCTTCCATCTCTTGACGTTCACGTTGAGATGCTTCTTTAGCCCGTCGTTCGTCGTGATAGCCTTTGCTGAAGTGCTGTATACGCTTACGTACCTTATCTGAGTAATCTTCTAACTCATCGTCGGTAAGGTCTTCTGGGGGTTTAGATGCTTTACGCCCCCTATCCGCTTTAGGCGTGTCATCTACAACTTCAACTTCAACCTCGTTATCTTGCTCTTGTTTAACTGGCGTTTCTTTTTCTCCCATAGCTAGGGCGCTAGAACTTTCTACTTCTACTTCTATGCCTTCATCAGCTTGATCATCAGGAAAAGTGTACTCTACTTTTTGAAATCCCATTACTTACTCCTCACACTCGTGTAACGCCACGAGGATCGCTTACCACTGCTTCAATTGAGTCGTCGTTCATCAGACGATACTCAACACCACCTACTTTAAAACGTGTGCCTGTATTGGCACGAAACATAACGTAGTCTCCAGCCTTACACCAAGCACCCGTAGGGAACCGCTCTTTATCCGAATACGCTTCCTTACCCATGTCGAGCACAAGCCCGATGGTAGACATGATGTATTCGTTATGCATTTCCTTACTAGACTTAATAATGCCGCTTTCGCCGTAGGTATCATCTACTTGCGGCATGGCTACTAGGACTCGGTATCCCACAGGAGCAGGGATTTGATGTTCGAGTTCTTCTTCGGTTTCCGCTTCTTTTGTTGCGATTGATAAATCAGTCATTGTCATCATCCAAATAATTACGCGAGAGGTCGTTTACATGATTCAAACAGGAAGTGAGACCTCGTAGCATTCCTGTTATTTCTTTGTACTGGGCGAAGTCTTTAGCTCCTCCATTACCTAGAAATTCTTGCGCGGAGGACATGTCGTCCTCGATTTTCTTTTTAAGCACGTCTAAGACGGTAGTAGCCATATTTATTCCTTGTTACGTTTGTTTGCTGTTTCTACGGAAGTTTTCATAACGTCTATTTCTGTTTTTCTGGCATCTTTACGTCTGTCCGCCGCCATCTTCGCCACAGTTTTCTCAGTGTCTACCTGCAATTCTTGGGCTTCAAGTTGTAGTTGCTGTTGGTCTATAGCAATGTCAGCTTGATCTTTCTGAGATTTACGTTGTAGTTCTGCCTGCCTAAGTTGCATATCCATTTGATCTTTCTGAGATTTACGCTGGACTTCTTGCTGTTTAACTTGTAGTTCCGCTTGTTGCATTTGTACAACAGGGTCTTGCTGTTTCTTCTGCGCTTCTTTTTGTGCCGCTTCTTGCTGATGCTGGGCTGTAAGTTGCTTACCACCTTCCGCTATAAGTCGTGCTAGCTGCACTTCTGTCTCTGCGGTAAGTTCTTGATTGGGTGGGGGTAGCGGTGCGCCAAGTTTTTCTTCCATCTGGGCGCGATACCTAAATCCTAGATGTTCCGCAATATGCGCTTGTAGCGCCGACATTATTCTTTTAGCTTGAGGGTTCTGTCCAATAGTCTGCGCAATCAGGGGGTCTTGCATGAACGATTGGTGTGCTTGCATATGGGCTTCGTGATCTTGAGTTATAAACGCTTTTATGGGGGTGCCAGTTAAGGCGTTCATGTTCTCACTTACGGGATCGGTAGGCTTTACGTCATCTTCTGTGGGCACTAACTTGTCGGCGTTCTTAACTCCTAACACTTCAATCATCTGACGGTGTAACTGAGGTAGGTTGTATATTTGAGGTGCCTGTTGCGACATCTGTAACACTGCTTGATACTGTACTACCCGTTGCGCCATTGTAGAACTATTAGGATCACTTACGGGAACTACATCAACCATAGAGTAGTCAGATTTACGTGCTGATACCTCTCCTCTGTTAGGCTGGTAATCGTACTCTTCAGAGGCTTCTTCCGCCATGATAGCCTTGAGCATCTTAAACTCTAACTTCATAGCGTAATGGACTCTCGCCATTACCGCAGCCATAGGCTTTAGTGTTCGCTCTAGTAACGCCAATGTAGTACCTACTGGGGCGTTAGCGGACATGTCGGATATGTCCATATCAGCAATAGCGCCTAGGCGACGGCCTTCCGTAGTAATCTGGTTGAGCAAAGCTAGCAGAGTTTGACTCGGCTCCTTATAAGGAAGGGGCATAATGTTTTCGCGGATGCTACCGGATGGTACATCTACGTCTTTAAACTCGCCCGGCTCTATAGGAGTATCATCGCCTTTAATGCGTAGCCCACGAGATTTTAGACCCCCCGGAAGGTTAGATAGCGTACCAGCGTCCACCAATTGCCGTATAATAGACGTTCCGGCTTTAGCGTACCCCCCTATTATATGTATCAGTCCAAGGCCGTAGAAGCCAAATCCGGGCACATATACGTAGTGTACGAAATGTTGACGCTTTAATGTTAAGTCGTCTTCCTCGTTCCAGTTACGGCGAATAGCTAGTACTTCTTCTGTCCCACGCTCTATGGTTACTATGTAAGGTTTTGCTATCCCATCTTCGTCATCCAAACCTTCGATTATTAAATCGGCATGAATTTCATATATAGTGTATCGCTCGTCGTCGGTGATGTCATACCCACCTTCTTCGGCCTTACGTTTCTCAATGTCTGTGTGGAACGGTTCGGGGTCTCCCAACTCAACCCCAGAATAAAAACCGCTTACTTGTAGCTTCATTACATCATTTTTGGTCTTGCGCATGACGTGACATACGCGCTCCGCTGACTCTATGTTAGATGCGCCATAAGGCACAATAACGTCTTCTGCGGGGATATAGATAGCTACTTGTCTACCCATATTAGGGTCGAAGTAAACCTTCTTAAACGCCGATCCTGCAAGTCCTAGGCTATATAGCATACGCTCATGCTCTGGACGATACTCAACCATGTTCTCTGTAAGCTCGTAGTTCATGTCCGCTTTTACGCGTTCAGAGGCTTCTAATTTTTCTTTTGTCTCCTCTCCGAGAATCTTAACTCTTACAGGGCCAGCGGCAGGAAAAGTCTCGCTCATGGTCTCTGCTTGGAACCGAATGGCTGCTTCGGCTAAAACAGTAGAGTTCACGCCACACGCGCCTTGCCAAGGAGTAGTACGCTCCTCATGCTTAAATCCTAGGATGTCTAGCCCTTTAACGTAAGTATCTGCCCAGTCTTTACGGCTCTCTACGTCAGAATCAACTAACCCTATTAAGTCACTCACTAGCTCATTTAGAAGTCCTTCATCTAAAAAATTTACTAGGTTAGCGTCAAATTCCATCTCGCTTTCTTCAAGCCCCGGAATTATAGTGATCTCCATGCTACCGTCAGATAGAGTGACCATTTCAGGATCGACTATCTCTATCTCCAGTCCTTCTTCCATCATCTCGCCTTCTAACCCTTCTTCCATCTCTTCGCTTTCGATGCCTTCGGGGGCAGCATACAAACCTTTCTCAATTGCCATGATCTAACCTCTTAATAAAACCCGCTACCGCGATGTTTAAAATATTTAATTTCTTCTGGCTCATCAGTAGGTAAACGTATAAAGCCGCCTTGCCTGAACCGCATAAGTGCCATAACTGTCGAATCCACTAGATCGTCGTGGCTCATAAAGGGAAACCCCGCGATCTCTTCTACTACTTCTTCTGCCCATCTAGTCTGGGGAACCCAACATAGACCTGACTGTACAATATCGGATACAGAGTTTAGACGTGCTAGCTTATCACCAGAACCCCTATGAGGAGTATATTCTTGTACAAGCAGCCCCATACGGCGCATTTCTTGGTACAAAGCTACACCAGAACTCTTTTTCTCTACTATGAAAGCGTCTGGTTCCCAGTCTGTATATTGCTGCATAGCTAACTCTTTAAGCTCATGGAACTCCATACGCTCTTTTATACTATTAAGCAAGATTATATTATACGCTGAAGTCTCCTCATTAAGGAAGACTCCCCACGTAGTAAGTGCAGTATAGTCGGCACGATTGTGTTTCTCGGCTGCGGAGTCTAGCGACATGATTATGTACTCGCAAGACGGAGGCCGTTCCTTCTCCCACTCGTTCCACCACTCTCTTTTAACTAGCGCGGCTTCTTCAGCAGTGGGCTGCTGCTGGTACTGAGCGTTCCACTGGAACGTAGGCATGGATGCCTTGGTACGTAACAGGGCCTCAAGGTCAAAGAACTCAGGCCACAGGGGCTTCTGTATGGGCTTGCCTGTGTCTGGGTCATCTACATCTAATATAGCGGGGAACTCTATGACCTCATACTGGTCAGAGCGCTCGTTCTGGGCCATGTCCTTAACAACACGCCCTGTTAGGTCGTCCATGTGCCATCTAGTCTGGATAATAGCTACACTACCCCCCGGCATTAGGCGCGTACGAGCACCGAACGTGAACCACTCATATGCCTTCTCAAAGACAACAAAGTTACCATTAATCACGTCTTGCTCTGAATGGGGATCATCCACCAACAATAAGTGAGCACCACGGCCCGCCAGTGCTGAACCAACACCACATGCGTAGTACTCTCCACCTACACTAGTATTCCAACGACCCGCTGATTTGGAGTCACTGGCTAGCTTTACAGTGGGGAATATGGCCTGATATTCGGGTGTAGAGATCAAATTACGTACTTTACGGCCAAAATCTACCGCTAAGTCGGTTGTGTGCGACACCATCATTACTTTCTTGGTAGGATTACGCCCCAAATACCACGCGGGGAAGAAAATAGACACTAATTGTGACTTACCGTGGCGCGGAGGGATGTTTACGCAGGCTCTATCCTTTACCCCACTCTCAATTTCCATGAGTAGGTTAGCCAAAATGCGGTGGTGCTTGCCCACAATGAAGTCAGGCATCATAGCTTTGCAGAACGCGATCAAATCGTCATAGGATAGCTGGTTCTGTTTTCTAGAAGATAGCTCATCTACAAGTCTTTCTATTTCTGCCGCTTCGTCGGGCGTAAACTCATCAATATTGTCCAGCATATGCCGGATTTCTGCTTGAGTAAAGTCCTCAGACGTGCTAGGCATCCTTACTTACCCCCAATTCCGCGTCTAGGTCAATGATTTCGCCGTCTAGAACGACCTCTTCCGCCGGATTTACTAGTTTTTCTAGCTTCCTACGCAGTTTAGCCTTCAAATCATCTGTTGACTGATGTGTAACAGTAACTTCAGACTTCTCTGCGAACAGTCCTACGTCCGAAATCTTACCCAGTAACTCCAACGCTCGAATACGTACGCGTGGATCGGGGTTCTCGGTCTCTAGGATTAGCTTATTGGTTACTAAGTGACGCACAGAAACGGCTGACTCCACTACAGAGGCACCAAATTCCGTGAGTATGTTGCCTGTAAGCACCAGTGAGGCTGGGGTCAGGTTAGCCATACGTTTGTTTGTTGCTTTCTTAGACGTCTTTTCAGGGTCGTCGGCATACGCTATGGCAAGTTTAGCTGCCACGTCTTCGTCTTCTTTATTGGGTTTAAGTTCTAACCCGTGTTCTGCTAGCTCTAAGGCCGTTGTTTTAGCTGCTTGCACGCGGACATTCAAGTCCACCGTAGGATCGTCATCAAATAGCGGAACCCCAGTTTCAGGTTCGAGTTTAATAGTCATATTGTAATCGCAGGTTGTTAAACCGGAGCGCCTTTGTAACATACTTGTTATCTAGAAACAAGCATACCATTTATGGTATGACCTCCATGAATATTATGCATTTCCGATCATAGGCGATACTTACTATAATAGCGCCTCTTTTACCCCCTACTTACTTCGAGGTTATTTTGTGTTTAGTTTTACTTTATTTATTGTTTCTGCGTGTATCATCACAATCGTAGGACTTCTTGTTATTGCAGTTGAAGACGGTCTTCCATTCTAAATGTCTTGAGCCTATGCAGACCCTCCGCCATTTTTTCTTCAGTGAACGTGCGGGGGGATATTTGCGAGCCAATTCTATTCCCCAACTCATCCAGCGTCTTTACAATTACCCTCTCCTTCTCTAACGCAACAAACATATAAAAATCTGCTACCTTTGACGTACGTAGGTTAAAGGAATACCTACGGCGAATACCTTTCTTCCTACCCAATTCAAGCTCGTAGGCAGACTTTACCTGTAGGGTAAACATAGTGCCGTCGTGTGACTGGCACCACAGGTCTACGCCGGAACGATCTACATGGTGGCACTCTATGCCATGCTTCTCCAACGTGTACATAGCGAAGAATTCGCCTATCCTTCCCGTGCAAGTACTAGATTTAAGAGTATTCATGGGGAACCCAGCGTACCTAAAAAAAAAATTTTTACAACAGGTTTTTAAAAAACAGGTGGGGGGTACGGCCTCAAGAGGGGGGTGGGGGTCTCAAACTCAGAAAATAACGAATTATTTGTGTAGATTAGTAATATATACAGCGTAAAGTATTTCTATATAGCAGGCGGGTGGTGGGGGGCGGGTGTGGTGCGAGGTATGCTGTTTTGTGGTTGTCGCTGGTAGAATAGGCTATTAGGTAATTACCTAATCAGTTACTAGTAGATCTATTGCAAACGTACGTAAACTTGTTATTATGGAACCATCAAAGCGAAACAATACTTTGATCGGTCAACGTGATCACCGATACAAGATCGCGCACTCTATAAGGTTACACATTATGATCGACACAAAAGAATATACCCCTACTGCTACTGCTAGCCAGATGTCCGAGATACTTCCAGTAATTACTGCGTACGCGTCGGGAGCTATAGCGTATGAAAAATCAACGGTCAGCGTGCTAGATCAATGTCGGGCTAACAAGATACCGCCCACGCATTTCATCAGCCCTAACAGGGGAGCGCGCAAGCACCTATCCACTGTTACCTCTACCCAGTTCAATCAGTTCAAATTAGCCATGTTGAAAGGTTACCCCGAGGCCGAGCAAAAGCTGGTGATGACTTCCGCCCAACTGGCAAAGGCTACCGAGTTAAACGATACGGTACAACGCAAGCACGCTAAGGGATCACCAAAGGCCAAACGCAAAACGATGATCCTAGCAGACATAGGCTCTAAGATCGGCAAGATCGGTAAGATGCTAGAAAAGAATCCAACGGATAAAGCCAAGAAAGCCTCTAATAAATCAAAGGGCAAAAGAGCGCCCCAACAGGGCACTAACAATATCGAGCTAGCAGCGACACCGGCCAAGGTTAGGGAATCGCTCCAACAGGCGATAAAGCGAGCGCAGGCCTGTGAGTTTAAGGAAGGCGATAAAAAAGCGTTCGATGTGGTCAAGGTGGTGGCCTTGATAGAAGCTATAGAAGCCATGCTAGTAACTCACTAGCTAACCAGAGGGAGCCGAGAGGCTCCCCATCTTTTGGAGTAACATATTATGAATAAAATAATCGAGGCCGCACTAGCTGCTACAATAGTAATTGTACTACTGCCAGCCTTGGCAGTTTTTCTAACAATAGTCTGGGTGCTTATAGCCGAGGCTACCTAATCACCGCCCCTTTCGAGGGGCTTTTTTTCGCCTGTAATAAAGTGCCTTTGATACCAGTATCCGTACCGCGTTGCGTTTTGCGTTTTGCGTATGAAACCAGTATCCGTACCGCGTTGCGTTTTGCGTCTTGCGTATGAAACCAGTATCCGTACCGCGTTGCGCCTTGCAGGGTGATTAGGTAATTACCTAATGGGGCAGGGTTTTTACAATGTTACCTTTTTCCTTGTAATGTTACCCTAATGTTACCTTTTTTCGACCTAAAAAGTAACAATACAAAAAGTATCTAAACGTGCTGTTTCGTATCAGGGCATGACTAGGCATATGCGTAAAATCCCCCTTTTTATACTCTTTTTAATAAATAATATGTAATGTTACTTTGTACCTCTATAGTACGCGGAGTTGAAAACTTCAGCCCTTTGTTACCTCCCCTCTCACCTTAAATTCCTACCCTCATATTTCAGCCTAAAAGGTAACAAAGTAACATTGTAGTAATATCAATGACTTACAGACCTCACGTAGGTACAAGTAGGTACAACCTAGTACACGCTACCGCTACACACTAAACAACACGTTTGTACACGATTTGACATAAGCCGCTACTAGCGTATAATGGTTACATGGCTCGGGATTTTGAGCCTACGGAGTAACACACCTTAACAGATCAACACAAACCCATTAGGTAATTACCTAATCAACCAAAGGAATACAGATATGCTAAAGGTAACGAAGCAGGGACTGATACAGCTAGCTGAGAACGGAAACACAGTGGTCATTGTAGGCGATGACTTTAAAGGTTCTATACTAGACTACGCACCCATACGCAACAGGGTGATTATGGTGACTATGGTAGAAGAACACATCGATATGCCTGATACTCGTATGGAAGATGAATAAGGTATAACCAAGCACCACACAAACCCATTAGGTAATTACCTAATCAACAAAAGGAATACAGATATGACAACTATTAATGAGAGTGCAGAACCTGAAGTATTAGAAATGGAAGTAGGTAACGACTATGGCAGCCTCCTAGTATGGGAGTTACGTGGTACCTTCTATTGGTATGTTTCAACCTACACGCGGACTAATTACGAGACTGATGGGGAGAAAATAACTGAGGAGCTATACAGACAACTTGTATTGCAGTATTACACAGAGAATCCAACGAAGACTGTACCACTTCGCCACTGTTGGGCCTCTCCTCATCGCCATGACGAGGTAGAGTACGAGTACGAGTTAGAGGACGATGACGATGACGAGGTAGAGTACGTGTACGATAAGGATGAGATTTTGCGCGAGCAGGAAGCACGAGCAGTACTTGAGAAGCAACGTGATGAACTTTACCGCAAGGACAACCCCATAAGTGAGTACGCAACCCCCGCGTTAATGTTGCAGGGATACTACGACGGGCACGTAGATAGAGACGCTATGCTACGTACGTTTGATGAGGCTAGTGTGTATCACGTAGTGTGTGATGTTACTGGCCTGATTACACTGGAGGACCCAATGGTGCCAAAGTCTCTCTCGCAAGCCACCCACCAATCTAGCCAACACAAACCCATTAGGTAATTACCTAATCAACCAAAGTGAGAAACTATTATGAACAATCTAAATCAAATGGTAACAGCAACAGCACCACAGGTAAGCGCACCATCCATTGGATCAAGTGCCATGCTAGTAGAGTTAAAGATTAGTTGTTGGACTGGCCGTAAGAAAGACAAGTCAGCATCCGCAACAGTGACGAGCCAGAACTATGCCGATAAGGGCACGGCATCAGTCAATAAGAAGTTACTGGGTAACTGCGATGAGTTGACCGCGATACAGAAGTTTGTAGGCAACACACGTAACATCAACTACGCATCGACAATGCCGTGGTCTGACCTAGGGCTACGACTGCTACCGACAGCGCAGTACTTCAACTATCACAAAGAGCTTACCGAATTACAGTCTGAGTTCTTTACCATGGCCGACACGTTCTGTAACAACTACACGTGGGAGATTAGCAGGGCACAGGCACGACTAGGTGACCTGTTTAGACGTGAGGACTACCCGACTGAGGAATCCATACGCAGTAAGTTCGCCTTCACTATATCCTACATACCACTGCCCGATGCAGGTGACTTCCGTATTGACGTGGGCAACGAGCAGCAGCAGGTATTGGCCGACCACTACAGTGAGTACTACAGCAAGCAGCTAGAGTCTGCGATGGGTGACGTGTGGCAACGTACGTACAAGGCACTCACCAATATGTCAGACCGACTAGACTATGGGGGCAGTGACAAGAAGAAAGTGTTCCGCGATTCCCTAGTGGACAACGTGCTCGACATGGTAGAAATGCTCAACGTGTGTAATGTGACAGGTGACAGCCAGATGTCCGAGATGGCACGTAAACTAGACGATGCGCTACGCGGGGTGACTCCAGATGGATTGCGTAATAACGAATCATTCCGTGCCGAAACTAAACGGGTAGTGGATGACGCTATCAAGTCACTACCATCATTGGGGATGTGATATGTACTACGTTGAAGCCTACGATTCAAATGACAGGCAGGTACTGGGCAACCTTGATGGGCAGACAGTGTTACGAGTGCGCAACTACAAGCGCACCAAGCACTACAATAACCTGAGAAACATGCGCACGCACCGCGTGTCGTACTACAAGATCGTGGCCGTTGATGGTCGCATTGTTGAAACACTGTAACTAACCATTAGGTAATTACCTAATCAACCAAAGTGAGAAACTATTATGAACACTCAAAATATGTACGCACTATCGCTAGACCAGATCGCCAACGCTATCGCTACTGTTGGTCACAAACGCACCATACTCGTAGAGGGTCACATGGGCAACGGCAAGTCATCACTGTTAAAGACGTTAGCAGGTAGATTCCCCGACCACGTACCATGTTACTTCGACTGTACCACCAAGGACTTAGGCGACATCAGCATACCATCGCTCAACACCGAGGAGGGTTACGTAACATACCTACCCAACGAGGAGTTTGGTATACACCTAGGCAAGCCACTACTTATTAACATTGATGAGTTAGGTAAGGCTAATCCCGCAGTGAAGAATGCTCTCAACATTACTATGCTAGAGCACAAGGTAGGCACAAAGAAGTTACCAGAAGGTAGCATTGTGTTCGCTACTACCAACCTAAGCGCAGAGGGTGTGGGCGACCTGTTACCCCCACATACCCGCAACCGCATCACAGTAATCACTGCACGTAAGTCTACCAGTGACGAGTTTATTGAGTGGGGTATCAGCAACGATGTCGATCACAGTGTGCTAGGTTTCGTGCGCGAGTTCCCGCAGGTACTACAGGGCTTCGAGGATGTTAAAGACCCGAAGGACAACCCCTATATCTACCACCCTAAAGAGCAACGTGCCGCGTTTATCACTCCGAGATCATTGGAGGCCGCAAGTGACGTGCTCAAGCTACGCGATATGTATGACGATAACACCCTGACAGCTTTACTTATGGGTACTATCGGTGATCGTGGGGCGATGGATATGATGGCGTTTGTGAAGCTGGCCGACCAGCTACCGAGCCTACAGTCTATCAAGGACGATCCGCTCAATGCCAAAGTACCTGAGTCAGCGTCAGCCATAGTTATGACAGTGTATCGGGCACTGGGTGCTATGGATCGTAGCTGGGTGGATGCGTGGGTTAAATACATGCAACGACTAGACAAGGAATCACAGGGTCTGTTTGCCAATGGCATACGAGCCAACACATACGCGCACCGTACCGTAGTCATGCAGAACAAGCTGTTTACTGAGTGGGCTATGCAGAACAACTACATGTTCGCCAGTGACAAGGTATGAAGATAACGCGTAGCGAATTGTTACAACTAAGACTACACCCTACCAAGTTTAAGACGTGTGGTAAGTACGAGTTGGCGGAGGATACTCGCAATAGGTATTGTCGGTGTACCAAGCCAGCCGGTGACTGGGTATCAAGGTGTAGTATGTGTGGACGTAGAGTCCGAGTATTTACGGGAGTAAATCATGTTAAATATAGGTAAACAACTTACAGCAGAGGAGCGACTGTCCAAAGCAGTCGTAGCCATCATGGGACACCCCCGATACATAGCACTAGCAGGTGTATTGATGATCGGGGAGAAGACTGTCGAGGATGACGTACCGACAGCGTGTACCAACGGACGTGATGTCAAGTACGGGCGTGCATTCGTTGACGGACTTACCGATGCCGAATTGCGTGGGCTAGTACTGCACGAGGACGAGGGGCACAAGCTATACCGCCACCTCACTACATGGCGATGGATGTATGACATTGACCCACACCTAGCTAACTGCGCGTGTGACTACGTTATCAACATCAAGATCGTCGATGACAACAGGCAAGATGGGTTCGCCAAGCTACCCGAAGGTGGGCTAGTAGATGAGCGGTTCCGTGGTATGGACAGCGCACAGGTGTTCAACATACTCAAGGATGAGCGTGATCTCAACGAGGACATGCGAAGGATTGCTGATGAGGATGACGGTGATGACCCACAGGATAACGAGTCAGAGGGTGAGGGTGAACCTTCCAGCTCCCCGGACGGTGGTAGCGCAGGATTCGATGAGCATGATTGGGATGGGGCGCAGGAACTATCCGATGAGGAGCAACGTGAGTTGGCGCGTGACATTGACGAGGCTATCCGTCAGGGTGCTATGGCCGCAGGTAAGCTGGGGGGCAGTCGCGATCTCGATGAGTTATTACAGCCACAGGTTGATTGGCGTGAGGTGTTGCGTGAGTTTATACAGACAACGTGCGCAGGTAACGACTACTCTACATACGCCCGACCCAATCGCAGGTTGATGAGTCAGGGTATCATCATGCCTAGCGGTATCAGTGAGCAGGTAGGTGAGTTAGTGATCGCTATTGATACGTCAGGCTCTATTGGTCAGGCCGCGTTGACATCGTTTCTGTCTGAGGTCAAGGGTGTATGTGACACAGTAAAACCTGACAAGGTACGAATACTGTACTGGGGCAGCAGTGTTGTTGGTGACGAGGAATACAACATGCACGAACTAGACAACCTGACTACATCCACCAAGCCTATAGGCGGTGGCGGTACAGACGTGACATGCGTTACCGAGTATATGCAGGGCGCTGGTATCAAGCCACAGGCATGTATCGTTCTGACCGATGGCTATTTGTACAACGGTTGGGGTTCGTGGGATTGTCCGGTACTATGGACAGTGTTAGATAACAAAAGCGCATTACCCGATGTGGGTAAGGCAGTACACATCAAGTCGAGGGATATGTAATGGCGGCAAGACTTATAAAGTTTGTGGGATCACACTCTAGGTTAATAACAGGGCAT